GTAGAATTTATATCTCCTGATTCGGGTCCTGATTCTGCTCCTATTTATGTAGAACCATCTCAATTAAAGAGTGGAGAAACCCATGCTTCTATTTTTTATAAAGTGTCTTTATTAATTCAAAACACTAGATGGTTTAAGAATATTATAGGTAATACTAATATAAGTAATATTAGTGATGGTACTATTACTGGATCAATAGATGAGATATGGGCTCTTATAAAGAGCGGTAATATTGTTACTAATGGTGGTAATAATAGTAGTTCTGATGGCTCTAGTAGTGGTGGTACTTATGTTGAAGAAACAATCTCTAATAATGATTTACAAGCAGCTGCTAATTACATTTATGAACAAGTATTGAAGGGGGCATGATTATGAATTTAGAGCAAACTAAACAATTAATGGTGTCAACCTTACAAAAGTTGTTTCCAAATATCAATTATTTAAATAAGATATCAGAGAATAAAGATGGTAATATAACTTATGGAGGATCTTTAATTACTCCTAAGTATCCAGATGATATGGTATGTGATTCAAAATACGTTCATACTGATAATAACTTTACAGACGATGTTAAAAATAAAGTTCATGATCACTCTAATAAGACTACTGTATTAGATAACTTATCAGCAGATAAATATGATAATCTTGTTTTTAAAGGATATACGATTCCTACAAGAATATCTTCAGCTAATTATAATGCAGTACAATTATTGTCTGATGGTATGTATGTAGAAGATAAGACTAAACAAATTTCTATCGTTAATACTAAGATTAATAATCTTAGACAAGATATTAATGAGCAAGCCAAATTCAGCCATTATGTTAATACTACGCTTGATTGGTGTAATATGTTATCAACAACTGGAATGCTTATACTAGATGTCGGATATAATATGCTTAATTATTTTGAGCTTAAGACAGGAAATATGGAGATAGTGCAAGATACAACAACGTATATTAGACTTAAAGCTGGAAAGATATACAGAATAACATCTCATATATTCGCTTGCTGGAATGGTACTTACCATTGTGAAACAGACAAGGGCGAATTAATAGGGCAGTATACGTATTATTCTCATAACTCATATTCAACATCAGCAATGAGTTTTATATATCAAGTACCAATTGATAATGATATTCTTATATGTATTATAAATGATACATATGGTAGAATATGGCCAGCATATTCATATTGTAACGTAGAAGAAGTAGGTCAGGCTATTGTAGTAGATACAGTAGAGCATATTGATACAGAATCTGGTTTAAATGATACTCCAATCGGTAGTATCATTACTTACTTAGGAACCAGAGCACCTAAGCATTATTTGCTTTGTGATGGTTCAGAATATAATATTCAGGAGTATGGAGAACTTGCTAATCAGATTAAAGATGAGTTTGGTTCTTATAATTACTTCGGTGGTGATGGTTTAAATACTTTTGCTGTTCCAGATATAAATAGCAAAGAGGATACAACAGAAGATAATGATACTAAAGAAGAGGTTAATAATACAGAAGAAAATACAGATGAGATTATAGATACAGAAGAACCTATTACAGAAGATAAATCAGATGATGAGAATGAAACAGAATTAGATACAGATGGAGTAGAAACAGAAGAAACTGTTGATACCTCGGAAGGAGATAAAGAGGAATCTAATGATAATTCTGATAATACTGTTGTTGAAACTCCTACTGATAATAATAAGAAGCCTGTTATTCCTACGATATATTGTATTAAGTATGAGAGTACTTATTATATGAATTACGTTAATGACAATGCTGATACTGTTAAAGAGTTACAAAAACAGAATCGCTTATTAGAAGAAGAGATTGAAGATATTAGTAATCTGTTAGATAAAGTTAATGGGACGGTGGTAGAATGATAAGAGGAAAGATATATAACAAATTAAGATATACTATTGATTCTATTAATTCTATTACTGACGCTATTAATAATAAAGCTGATAGTAATATTACTAAGAATAGAACTATACAAGCATATGGAGATCTTATTAATTCTTTAGTAGTTACAGAAGATACTAAATTTAAAGATATCTCTGTTACTAACGTATTTAATATGATAAACTGTTTTGAGCAGGACGGTGTTATTACAGTAGACGAATCAATGTCTGTTACGACTGTGGAATTCGTTCCAGATAAGAACAGCATTACTTCTATTGATATGACAGAAGGAATTAAGTTTGCTAATGTGGAATATAAGATCGTACCAAAAGATGTTACTATATTAGAATTACCAAATAATCAAGAGTTTGCTGATATAGAACAGACTATAGTATCTACTAAGATTAATTATATTAACACTGATTCAATTCCAAGTGTTACAAAAGCAGAGTTCTATACAATGAAACAAAATACAAATGTTGTAAATGTAAATAACGACATTTCTGTCACTACATTTACAAAGATTAGCAATATTTAAAGGAGGAAATAATTATGCCTTTTTTACAGAAAAAATTTGATGGTGTTGTTAACCAAACAAATACCACTTTAACATATTTTGATAGCACTGCGACTGTACAGTTCAAAAATCTTAATGGTACAGCAGCTACAATAAATGGGGTATGCCCAGATATAACAAAGCAGTTTAATACAGATCTGTTTGATTTATTGGATCAGACTGGGCTTATTACTCATGAATATAATGAAGTTGAAGTAAAGAAAGAAGGCTCAGAAGAAGGGTCTGAAGAAACTGTAATAGAACAGATTCAAGATGATTATCACTTTGTACTGTTTGGTATTAGATTTACATCTATTTGTAAATTATGTAACCAATATGGTACTGAAGCGGTTTATTGTGTTCGTCCGTGTATATATAGAGATGGTGGTGGTACAGGGTCTACTAACCCTGCAGACGATTGTTATGGTATTCAATATTATCCGTCTAGAGTTAGTACAAATACTTTATATCTTGGATTCAGTGGAGTAGATAGTGTTATTGTGCAGAGTGAGTATAGAACAGATATTTTAAATAAGCATTGTAATTATACAATCAATGTATATTATAATGATAATTATGTATACGTTACATATTCAATTGATGGTAGAACTATTCCTTTATTCTTTGCTACTGAAGGAGAGTGCATTGCTACAGATAATTCAGATAAAGATTTAGAGAAAGTTGTTTATATTACACCATGCCCTAATTATAATAATTATACAACCATAAATAGTGTGTCTGCTATGAATGAATTCTGTGATACTATATCTACATCAGTTTTATGTGACACCAATATGATGTATACATCACACAATATTGTTAAAGCATCTGATCCAGGAAATACATTCCTTAAGACATGTAGATTCAATGTAAATAAACTTGCATATTTTACTCCTAATTACAATAATAGATTGCATGATAGAGCTATTGATCTTAATAGTAAATTGTCTAATAAATATATTAAGAGAAAACCTGTTTGTTTATGTGGTACTATAGACTTTGGAGATAATATTCTTATGGCTGATCCTAACGTAATGACAGCTGGAAATTATTATTTAATAGATGGTGATACATATTATTACCCAGGTCATGCAGCTAAGTCACAAACAGCAACTACTTATCCAGAACCATCTAGAATATATAATTGCGACTTCTTATTAAAGATCTAATTTTTTATATAGTAAAATTAATTTTAATTATATAATATAACATTAGAATGAGGAGATATTTATACCAATGATTAATTTCATTGGTATAAGTTTTCTCGTTTGGAAAAGTAGTTACCTTAAAATAATATTACAAGGAGGAAGTTAAAATGGACACTACGAACAACACTTATTTCCAGCAACCAGTTAACCAGACAATGTGGGGACCAAATCCTAATCCCGCTTACAACATGGGAGGAAATCCGCTAATGTTTAATTATCAGGCACCACAGCCTACAAATGTTAGCACTTTGTCTGAGGAAGAGATTAAATTGATTTCTCAGAAGAAGCCAAACAAGATTGATATTAATATCCCACAGGAAGATCTTATACGTTCCATGTGTAATCACAAACATAATGGACAGGATATGCCTCAGCAATTGAATGATGGTTCAGGCAGAGTATATTGTCCTATTTGTGGAGCAATCTGGTATCCAGATGTAGCAGAGAAAGAGCAGTTGCAGGATGCAGTAAATCTTATTTATGATCAGATGCAGAATGCTAAATGGATTGGAGATTACAACATCGAATTAGTTCGTGATTATTTCCCAATCATCGAATTACTTAAGAAATTCCCAGACTTATTTGAGTATGCAATGCAGACTCATAATAAATATGTGAATGCACAGAACTACCAGACAGCTAATGATGCTAATGCATTCAACATGTTTAACAGTCTTATGTATGGAACACCAACGGCAGCTAATATGCCTTACGGTCAGCAGCCATATCAGTATGGTCAGCAGCCTCAGTACAATAGTCAGTATATGGCTCAGGCTCAGCAGCCATATCAGTATGGTCAGCAGTATAATCAAGCACAGGGTTATCAGCAGGGAGCTCCAGCTCCAGTAATGCAGAACCCAATGCAGGCTACAGTTCCTATGAATACTCAGTTTACCGATCAGGCAAACATGATGATGCAGGGACAGTATTATGGAGCACCAGCTCAGCCTCAGCAGCAAATGGGTTATGCTCCACAGCCACAGGTTCAGCCTCAGCAGCCAGCTCAGTCTGCACCTACGGCGACAACAACACCAGCTACAAAAACAGAGTCTGGTGATGCTCAGAGCACTTCTACGGTTGCGCTTAAATAATGAGTTGTATATGTGGACTGGTAGGAAAGCCCTACCAGTCCAAAATTATGTTTTACAGTTAACTAAACTTTTTGATAATTTTACGTAGAAAGTGAGGTATAATACATGTATAACAATCATAATCCATATACCTATGTATGCAGGAATTATGGAGTTACTAGCAGGAAGAAAACTGAAGAGAAGATTCATGAGCAAGATAAAATTGAAGTTATTGAGAGTCCAGTTAAAGCGGTAAGACAATTACCAGATGTTTATATTGGAGCACTTGGTAACCATGGATTCTTAAACATGTTTAGAGAGATTCTACAGAACTCTTTAGACGAAATCATTAAGGGTAATACACTAGATAAAAATATCATCGTTAGTTTTGATTCTAGAACTAAAACAACAATTATCGAAGATAATGGTCAAGGAATAGAATTAGATAAATTAGATGTAGTATTTAGTGTTTTACATTCATCTTCAAACTATAATAAACAAGAGGGAAGTGGTAGGTACTCATCAGGTAAGAATGGTATGGGTGGTACTATTACAAACTTCTTATCAGAGTTCTTTATAGCAGAAAGCTATAGAATGGATGGTACAGCTTCTAGAGTTGAGTTTAAAGAAGGTGAGTTAATAAAGAAAAGTAAGATTAAATGTCCTAAAGGTAAGCATGGTATGATTATTACTTTTAAACCATCAGCTATGATGGGTAATATAGAAATCAACGAAGTTGATATTTTTAATCTTATTTCTCTTATAGTACCGTTATGCAAGATTGGTACTAAAGTTGTGTATAACTCTATTAATAATCTTAATCAGAAGAATAGAGTTATTATTGAAAATAAAGTTGGTATTACAGGATTGATGACTGGATTAGTAGAAAAGCCAGTGTTTAATGATCCTATACACTTTATGGAGGATAATGGAACAATGAAGGTAGAAGTTCTGTTATCATATGATGTAGCAAATATGGATGATCCAAAGATTATAGGTTTTGCTAATATGTGTCCAACCGATGGTGGAACACATATAGATGGATTCTTGGATGCTGTCGTTAAGTATTTTCGTGACTATATGAACAAAATATACCTAGCGAACAACAAGAAAAAACTACAAGTAAACGCTCAAGATATTAGAACAGGTTTACGTGCGGTGGTTTCTATTTTCCATTTATTTCCAGTATTTACGGGTCAATCAAAGGAAATATTTTCCAAAGAAGACATTAAACCTTATATCTATAATGCTACATTAAATGCATTAAACGAATGGGCTAAGAACAGTCCAACTGAATTACAAAAGACATGTAAATATCTAAAAGATGTATGTGAGATAAGAACAAAGCAAGATGGTGAGAAGATTAAGATGTCAGATAAATATTCATCATCTGTTATTACTGGTTTACCAGATACGTATGAGAAACCATTTGATGATAAAGACTTTGAAGTTATTATTGTAGAAGGAAAATCAGCTAAAAGTGGAGCTGTTAATAATCGTGATAAATGGCATCAAGGATTATTCCCAGTAAGAGGTAAAGTACCAAATGCTTTTACTAAATCAAGAAAGGATTTCTTTGATAATGCTGAGATAGCGGGAATGTTTAAGATATTTGGATACAATGGATATCAGAGAAAGTTTGATCCAGATAAATTTAAACCTAAAAGAGTTATCATTATGACAGATGCAGATCCAGATGGTGCTCATATTAGAGATTTGATATTCTCTTTGTTCTTAGTATATCTTCCTTTTGTTATAGAACAAGGAAAGTTATTCTTTGTAGAACCACCTTTATATGGTTTAACAGAAGGAAAGAAGACTACGTTCTTTAATTCACAAGTGGATTATGTAAAATTCGTACAGGCTAAGTTCTGTAAGAAATACCAAGTTGATAATATATCAACTAAGAAGCAATATTCTAATAAGGATCTTACTAATATCTTAGTTAAGAATACTTATTATAAAGAGAATATAGATATAGTTTCTAGTAGATATGCTATTAACCCTTATCTTCTTGAGTTTATCCTATTCAATATTAATAATGATTATAAGAAGTTTAAGAAGATTATAGAGTCTAATAATAGATTCTTAAAAGTAACGCAAGAGAATGGTATTACTATGATTAGAGGATTGTATGATCAAGTAATGCATACCATATTCGTTAATGATAGATTGCTTAATGATCCTAGTACTAAAGAAGCATTGGATCTAATTAAGAAGAGTGAAGAGTATTATATCATTAATGGAGAGAAGAAATCTTTATATGCTCTTGTAGCAATATTCAAATCATTTATGCCTAATAATATCGCAAGATATAAAGGTTTAGGTGAGATGCCGCCTGCATTATTAGGAGAGTCAACTATAATACCAGGACATGGTAGAACTCTTAAACAATATACTATTAAAGATGCAGCTAAGCTACAAAAGGAGTTACGAGAGATGCAATCTGATAAGTCTGCGTTCTTAAAGGGTGTTAAAATCACGAGAGAAGATATAGAGTAGTACCCCACTACTCTATATTTTTTTATATTTCATATTACATTAAAGTATTGCTATAAAAATAAATTTATTTTAATAAAGGAGAGATACTATGAATAAAAATCGTACTTTCAAAAAAAGAGATGCTAGAGATTATGATAGAGTATATAATCCTCGTAAGGATTCAAATATACACTATCTTCCGTTCTTAATCAATCCAGATGAGTATGAACTGGATGGTGACATTCTTGAGGTGGTGGAGAATGTACCATTTAATAAGATTTCTATTCCTCTTCAGTGTAATCGCTCTATCATTGAGGAAGGTGGAGATCCAAATAGATACATGACTGTAGGAAATATCTTGTCCTATAATCCTAAGAATCGTAAGTTTAAGGTTATTATTCATAAGCGCTATAACGATATCATTGAGCAGAAGCTTAGTGAGTGTGCTGATGGTGAGCTTGTTGCTATGGTTCAGTGCAGCGAGTATAATGGTAGATTCAATTGTATCACAAAAATTTGTGTTGATTTGGTTGATTACGAGTCTGATGATATAGAGGAAGTAGATGAGTCTGAATTAGTAGATGCAGAAGAATTCAATGGAGATTCCTCTATCGAGTAAAGTGATTTTTAAAACATAATAATGGCAGCTCTAGACAATCTAGAGCTGCCTAAGTTTTGTAAAGTCTATTATAAATGCATATTATATAGATAGTATGTAAGGAGGAATTAAAAAATGGCTAAAAAGAAAAGTAATGTAAAACTAGAAGATATTAAAGATAATATTATACAAGTTGATTCTAAAGACCAATATAATAAAGATATTGTTAGATACAGTATTGCAGTACTTATGAGCAGATATGTACCACATATTGCAGATGGATTAAAACCAGTACAAAGAGCAATATTAACATCAATGTTTTTCGATTTGAATTCCACATCTTCTGCTACTAGAAAGAAATCAGCAAAGATTGTTGGTGCCGTAATTGGTGATTATAGTCCTCATGGCGATCAAGCAACATATGATGCCATGAAGCCAATGGTAAACTGGTTTGAATCTCAGATGCCTTTATTAGCAGATATAAGTTCATTCGGAACACTTCAAGGTGATACAGCAGCATCTATGCGATACACTGAGACTTATATAAATAAGTTTGGAGTTGAATGCGTTGTAGGAGAATTAGCTGAGTCTGAGAAGGTGGTAGATTGGGTTCCTACATTTGATAATTCAAAGACAATGCCAGAAGTAATGGCCACTAAAGTACCATTATTATTAATTAATGGAGCTTTCTCTATTGCCGTTGGATTAAAAGTTGAGATTCCATCACACAATATCAACGAGGTTATAGATGCTACTATAAACTTATTAGAGAATCCTAATGCTAAAGTAGTATTAGTTCCAGATCCGCCTATGCCTTGTGAGATTGTAGATACAAACTGGAAGAAGATTTCTAATTCTGGATTTGGTAATTGTATTATCAGAGGAAGAATTGATACTATTAAAGATGAAAAGACAGGAATATATACTTTATGTATTAAGTCTGTACCTCAGTTGGTATTTACTAATAGTATCAAAGCAAGTATTGAAAAGCTTATTATAAATAAAAAGCTTATTCAAGTTGCTAGAATTGAAGATATGTCAAAAGATTATGAATGTGATCTTCATATCGTTCTTAAACCAGGGGCTGACCCAGAGTACGTAAAACAGGTACTTTACAACAACACAGATCTTCAAATTAATCAAAGAATTAATGTTGAAGTACTGGTGGGCTTGGAAGTGAAAAGAATTAGCTACAAGGCTTATTTGACATACTTTATAGAGTTTAGACGTGATATTAAGTTTAGACTTTATAATCACAGATTACAGAAAGCTGAGACTAGAATTCATAAGCTCGATGTATATCTTAAGATTCTTAGTTCAGATGATGTTGAAGGAGTCATTAGAATGATTCGTAAACAGAATGAGATGGATGAAGAATATGTTATCGAATGGCTTGTTAAGAAACTTAAGATAACAGATTTACAAGCAAAGTCTATTCTTCATACAGAGATTAGACAGCTATCTAAAGCTCACTATAATAAGTATCTTGCTGAGTATAATGAGCTTAATGAAGAAATTAATCATTATATTGAGATGATTACACATCCAGAATTGATTGATGCTGAAATTAAAGCTGAGTTGTTAGATATCAAAGAAAGATATGGTCATCCTAGAAGAGGTAGAATCATTAGTCAATCTGAACTTGATAATATTCCATCTGGAGAATTCAAAGTTGTTATTACAGAAAATAACTTTGTTAAGAAAATGCAGATAGATGATGCAATCAAAGCGTTCAAGGGTGATGATGCTAAGTGCGTTATAATAGCAGATAATACTAAAGATTTATTGTTATTCGATGAACAAGGACGAGTATTTAAATTACCTGTGCATAAGATTGCGTTTACCGATAAGAATAGTCCAGGTATTGATATAAGATTATTATTGCCTAAGTTGACTTCTAATATTAGGACGATTATCTATGCTCCTGTGGTTGAAGAGTTAGCTAATAAGTCATCTAAATGCTTTATAGTTGTAGTAACAACAAAAGGTATGATTAAGAGAATGTCATTAGATGATATTATAACTGCTACAGCAGGTGGTATTATTTATAGCAAGCTCAATCAAGGTGATTCAGTTAAAGATATTATCATTGCTGGAGCTAAGAATGATGTTGTAGTATATACAAAATCAAAGGCTTTAAGAATGACAATGGATCAAATACCATATCTTAAGAGAGCAACAGTTGGTAACAAAGCTATATCTTCTACAGACAATGTGGATGGTCTTGCTGTTATAACTCCTGAAACAACTGATATTGTAGTAATCACAAATAAGGGATACTTCAATAGGTTTAGTATTTCAGGAATGCCTGCTAAAGCTAGAGCTAAAGCTCCAGATAAAGTTATTAAGCTTACTAAAGGAGATACAATTAATAGTATCTTTAGTTGTAATCCAATTAAGCATAGCATTATTGTTGTTAATAACGATGGAGCAACAACAGTAAATATAGAAGATATCCCTGTTGGTTCTAGTATCAGTAGTGGAACTAAACTATTTAAGAATGGTATTATTAAGTGTGAACTATTAAGAAAATAAATATGATTAAGAGGGCTAATTTAGTCCTCTTAATTCTTTTTTTGATTGCATATTATAATAGTGATTCAAAGAGTTATACTTTGATTCATATATGTAATAAAGATTCAAGAAAGGATAAATAAATCATTAAATTTTAAAGATTCAAATGTTAGCTAATAAGTTAATAAGATTTAAAGATTCAGGTAGATTTAATAAATCAATAATAATAAAAGATTCATGTAATAGCAATATTTATTAATAATAACTAGAGATTCATCCTTTGGTAATATATCAATGGAAAATTAAGATTCTGGAAACAAAACTATATTATAAATGAATAGAGATTCAAAAAGCAAGAATAAGTTAAGAAAAACTAAAGATTCATATATAATAATATATCAAAAAGAGCAATAGATTCAAATATGATAACTAAGTCAATAAAATTTAAAGATTCATTCTTTAATAAATACTCAAAGAGATTGAAAGATTCGTATAGAATTATTTATATCATAATTAATTAAAGATTCATTGGAAACAATTATATCTACTCGTAATTAGAGATTCAAAATAAAGTGTAATATTTTAAAAAAGAATAGAGATTCATGTATAGATAATAAATTTGATGAAACAAAAAGATTCAATAGAATGAAATACATTAAGTATTTATAAAGATCCATATATTTGTATTAAATTATATTTAGAGAAAGATTCAAGATTGTATATTAAATCAAATTTCTATAAAGATTCAAATAAACCTATTATGTTTAAACAAGGAAAAGATTCAATAATACGTAATATATTAATTATTGGTAAAGATTCAAACCAGTACAAATACGTCATATGTGCGTACAGATTCATCATCTATAAATATTCACTGAAATATAGAGATTCAAATAATTAGATTATGTCTAATAATCATAGAGATTCAAGGATGTAATATTACATTAAAAAATGATAAAGATTCAATAAAAATTATAATACTAATAGAATAATAGAGATTCAGCAACAATTTTATATGTCATAGGGTAATAGAGATTCGCACAATATTAATACATCAAAAACTCATAAAGATTCAATTAAATGGATTATATTATAATGAAATAGAGATTCAAGTATATTTAAAATCAATCATAGCAAATAAAAGATTCAGTCACATATATTAAGTTATAATAAAATAGAGATTCATTGGAAAAAATTATGTTAATTACATAGAGAGATTCAATAAATGATATTTAAATCAATAATGTAAAAAGATTCGATAAATGTTAATACATCAAGATTGTATATAGATTCATACGATTTGTATTATATCAAATATGATTAAAGATTCAAATAAATTAAATATATAATAGAAAAGAAAAGATTCAAATAGATAGAATATATTGTAAAAGAGTAAAGATTCGTAATACCTTAATAAATCAACAGGAACAAAAGATTCACCCTAATATAATACATCAGATATACAAAAAGATTCAATAGTAGGTAATATATCTCATGAGCATAAAGATTCAATAGAAAAGAATATGTTTTCATAACAGTCTAGAGATTCATTTGGAATCGATTATATCATAGTCAATTAAAGACTCATAACGCTTGTATTAAATCTAACAATGGTAAGGATTCAAATCTCACTAATATATGTAAGAAAGAGAGAGACTCATTTTTAAGTATTATATTTTTGGAAAGTAAGGATTCATGTATCACAAATAAATAACAGATTAAATAGAGATTCAAAAATTATAATTATATTAAAAATGTCAAAAGATTCATAACGTTATAATATTCATTGTGTTGCATAAAGATTCTAAATAAATTAATACATTATACATTAATAAAGATTCATAAGAATTAAATATATCATCTCAGAAATAAAGATTCATATAAAATTATTATGTTATCCAATAAGAAAGATTCATGAAAAATTAATATATCAAAATATTTTAAAGATTCATATAAACTAAGTATATCAAAACAACTTAAAGATTCATAATAAATTAATATATCTATGGATATAAAAGTTTAACTAAGTAAGAAGGAGAAATAAATATGCCAAATTATTGTGATTACGCAATTAAAGTAACAGGTTACCCATCAAGTTTAGGTAAATTCATTGAGGTTATAAAGAGTGATTATAATTATAATGATTTGCATTTCGTAAAGTCTAATAAACAACATCTGTACAGAGTATTTAGATCTGATCTTTGCGAATTTTATAACATAGGAGGAGATTTATTTTCTGCTGAAATAAGAGGATATTGTGCATGGTCTGTTTATTCATGTATGATGGAAGGAGACCTCACATATCTAAGCGATAGCACTAAGTTTGATAAAGCAGTTACAAGAGGAACTATAGAACATGGAACATCATTAATTCGATTATGTAAAGAACTTAATATACTTCTTGAAGCTTATTCTGATGAACCAGGAATGGTATTTCAAGAGCATTACGTTATAGATAATTTCGGTAACGTTCTTGTTGATGAGGAGAAAGATGATGTTATATGGTATGATATCTTAGAAATCGAAACAGAAGAACAATTCTTAAAAGAATATCCAGATGCTACAGAAAAAGTAGTGGAAGAATTTAAAAAGCACAAAGCTAATGGCGAAGAATTCTTTAATTATGGAGGATATTTTCACAATATTAACGAATGCAAATTCACGTATCCGCCAACACAACAGTATCAGATGTGTAAAATTGTTAATCATCCATCTTCATATTGTGTTGATGATATAAATGATACTTATCAAATGAAAAAGATGGTAGATAATATTGAAGATTATAATGCTAAAGAAAGATTGGTAGATATTCTTACTAGAAGTAAAGAAATCGACAAAGCTACAGCAAATAGGAAAGAGGAAATGTATAATAAAGTATTAGAAAAAAGAAAAGAATCAGGATACTATAATTAAAAAATATATGATGAGTCACATAATAGTGAATCCATATTAATTATATCATCCTTGTGTATTTTTGATATAATGTGTATTTAACCTCTTTTTGCCCCCATAGGATTAAGTTCCTATGGGGGTTATTTTTTTTAATTTCCTATAAATGCTTTTACACTTTTATTTGTTTTTTGTATTAATAAAGCAAAATACATAAGCATTGCTTTAAAGTATGCTTGTTCTGTCGCCTTACGACTTCTTCGTCTAGCAAACTTTTCTGAGTTATTATTAAGAATAATTAATAATAATTCTCTTTGTCTTAGCTGTACAATATCCTTAGTATTAGGTTTAGGAGTAATAGTATAAGTAACAAAAGACAAGTCTCTAACATCTTTCGTTTTAGATTCCTTAAAATATACAGCAATAATATTAGAAACAAATTCTCGCACTAACGGCATATTTTCTGGTTTAGAGAATAGTACTTCTAGTATACTCTTTAGCTCATCTACTTTTACTGTTCCTTTGGTAGAATCTGCTGCTGTTTTACATAAAGCATAATCTATAGATTTATTTGTTATAGCAGCCATTGTAGCATCTGTTGCTCTCTGCATCTTAAAACTATCAGAGTCTGCTAAGTGATAATTATCATCAGATACATTATCGGCATCATATGTGATATATAAATCTCTATTTTCAAAAGCCTCATAATATAAAGTAGCAATATTTCTTATGAATGATACAACTCGATTATGTAACTGCTGTACCAAATAAGTTATATCTTCATCTGCAAAACTCTTTAATCTAGATTCATATTTATCAATCCAAGTATAACAAATACTCTTTATTGCTCCAATTACATTTCCTTCACGAACTATATCAAATTTATTACTACACATATTCGTTACGACGTACTCCATAATGTGTGGTTGAGGATCAGTTATCGGGAATGATGCATGAAAAGCGCTTGTATAAAATTTACCGCTACATGCTAAGTGTATCATAGCCAACTCTAGTTCTTTTTTATAATGATGGGTCCTCAGATAGCGTATTATGCACATCATAGACACCACGAAATCGTCTTTAGCGTATCTTGGGTTAAAGTCAGCTATACTATAGTAGTAAGTGTGAGAAATTGCCTTCTCGACCGATTTTCGATCAATTTGAGTCATTTTGTATAAATCTTCAATCTCACTTTCACCGAAGTACATTTTTTGCATTGGAGCGTTAGCATATAGAACTTCGGTTCTATTACTTATAAATTTAGATACGCATTGTTTGTATTTATTTAGATTCTTTTTCATCTTTGCTTCTATCTCTGGATATGCTTCTTTTAATATCGCAGTTGTATCAGCTTTAGCTGATTCGTTTATTAAATAATAATCATCCATCTTAATTTCCTCCATATATTAAAATTTACTTAATTGTCCAATCTTAAAATTTCAGTTATATATTATATAAGTAAGTAGCAAGAAGTCATAGTTTAAGAAGGGAGCAATTACTATGAAAAAGAACAACAGAAGAAATCAGCAACTGTCAACCGATTTAAAGATCCAAAAGTTTTGTTATATTGCTATTGGATGTTTATGTCTCTTCTTTGTGTATTACTATGCATACACATTTGGTAATACCAAAGAAACATTGGATACTACTTACATCTCATATTCAGAAGTTGAATCAGTATATCGGATAGCGGTAAGATATACTGGAGAAGATTTAGTAACCAAGAATTGTGAGCATTATGATTTTGCAATTGCTAATCTTAATCTTAAAAAGAATAAGATTTACATAATTGAATGCAACGATAATGCTACACCAGATGATCAAACTGATGATGAGTTACTCAAAATCAGAAAGAAATTCTTTCAGAATTATTGACAAAAAATGGGAGTAGATCAAATTTGATCTACTCCAAAATCGTCACAAAATTTCCAATTTTCCAATTTTTGTTTTTTTGTCTTTATTAATCTATACTGTGTCTCGCTTTGTTATCGTTTAGCCTTCTATTCTCTTCCTATTCTCTGGTATGTATTCTCTTGTGTATTTATAGGTTTTAGTTTCCTGTAGCCTGGTTTGCTTCGCGAACTATTCGTAAGTTATACGCCCCCCTACCCCCCAGACGATCCTAGACGTTAGTCGTTCTCTTTCAAGCTGATTATAAGAGTGTTTTTTCTAAAATATTTTTTTACAAAAAGTTTAGAAAAATTTCCAATTTTATAGACCAAAATGAATTAACATTTACATTTAAATAAGATTTATAATTTATGGAGGTGTAATTCAATATGACTAAAGAAAGATTAGAATGTGAAAAAGTAATATACAGAATATTTGATATATTAGATCCAGAAGGAGATAATACAGAATTTTGGAAACAAGAATTTGCAAAGATGAGTGATAATCAATTTATCAATTATATGAAGAAGGATTTCCCATTATATTTTCAAACTAAAGCTTTTAAAGAACCAAGTATGGAACAGATATCTGCAGCATTAGATGTTATAGATTGTCCATTACTTGAACCAGTATATATGCCGTGTACTTATAAAGATAATAATGGTAACCCAATGAAGACTGCTGAATGTATGGTATTTCCATTACCAATAAAACGAATGAAACAGATGATTACCAAAAAGAATGGTATGTCAACATCTATTAACTTAAGAGATGAGAGAACTGGATTACTTACAGGTATAGATAAGAATGGTAAAGAGTCTGATAGAGAGTTTGAATGTTTAGCAATATCAGGTATGAATTATACCATGAAGGAATTATCTAGATCAAGAGCAGATTCTATGGAAGATAAATCTGTAATGTATAATACAATTAATGTATTAGGTCAAGTGTCATTAGATGAATTACCAGATGATCCTACAGACTCATTATCTAAGAATCTCTTAAGTTGGTACTTCATTGGAGCACAATTAATGACCAATTTAGTTAATCAAGATTACTATTTACCATTTACTCTTAAAGAGAAAGAAGCAAATAAAGTAAAGCGACAGTAATCTTTTATAATATAACTAACTTATAAGTAAATATCTAGCTGGTAGATATTTTTTGATATAGAGTATATTTATTTCTCGATTTCCAACAGACCAGCGTACTCAGTATGCTGGTCAAATTTTTTGTAATGAAAGCTTATTATAATTATATATTATAGTATAGATAGAAACTTATGGTTTTTAATTTTATAAAGGAGGTATAATTATGAATGATGATAATACTTTCGGATTAATTCGTGAGCAAGGCGAGTTTCAAGAAGTAGTACCATTATCTGAGCAAGATACTGAAACAGTAAAGAATTCAGAGTCAGAATCAGATGCAAAGTAATTACAAGAGGTGTAAATTTAGGGAGTATATTTTCTATGCTCCCTATAGTTAGTTTTAAGGAGGAAATTATGTTTAACCAGCAATTATTAGGAACTATCAACAAAGCAGTATTATTTATGGTATTAGTATCACTAATCTTTAACTTAGTGCTACCTACCACAATTATTAATTGCTATAGTAGCGATGGAATAGCTGAGAGCGACAGTGAGAATAACGATAGCAATGATGAAACTAGTAATGACGATAATGATGAAGACGTAGTAAAGTTACAACAAAGAATCATCAAATCAATTAATATTCAAAAGCCAGAAGAACCAGATACGGTAAATGTAATGGTTAAAGGTATTGATGGAGAAGTAGAATGTCTAGAGGGTTATGAAGATCAAGTTGCTGAAGAAATGGAAGAGCAAGTAGCATACCCTGTAGAAGATTGTGATGAGTGGCAAGGCTATATCACGCAATATACAGATCTAAGAAACAGAGAAACAATCAACGTATACGAGATGGATTATATTATCAATTATTGGCTTAAGCTAAATGGTTGTAAAGATTCATCTCCATATAAGGATTCAGGTCAAGCATTTATTGATGTTAGTAAAACAACTGGATTAGATCCAATCTTTTTATTAGCATTAGCTGCTAACGAATCTGGATGGGAAGTATCTAGTTTACATAGATCAAAAAATAATCCTTATTCAATTAATATGACAGATACTAATCCTGGTAATGGTTATTACTTAGGAGATACGTATTTTGATGGAATAATTGGAGGAGGAGTTTGGATTTATGAAAATTATTACCAGAAGGGTTGTACAACTCTTAATGGTATGATTTATAAAAAGATGTATTCATCAGCTAAAGATGCATGGATTAATAAAATCATCAAGACTATGAATAAGTCATACTCCAAACTGTATGAATACAAAGAGAAAGAAAAGAGGTAATACAATGAAGGTAAAAGTTTTAGGATTCGGTGCTGCTGGTAACAAAGCAGCGATTGAATGTATTGAGAAAGGCATTATTGCCGAGAACGATGTTGCTTTATTAAATACAACATTAAAAGACATTCCAAGTACTTACAAGGATCTTGGATATCTTTTCTCATCTGATCTTGGAGGATGTGGAAAAGAACGTAACGAAGGAAAGAAAGCTATGCTTTCAGCAATCAAGAACTCAGAGTTGGACATGAGTTCTTTTGTAGAGGAGGATACTCAGTTAGTATGCTTAGTTGCATCTACTGAGGGAGGATCAGGTTCAGGATCTATTAATATTGCAGCTAAGTATTATTTAGCTATGAATATTCCTGTTCATGTATTTGCACTTATTGGATTCAATGATGATGTCAGAGGTATTAAAAATACATTATCGTTCTTCAAGGATTTAGATGATGGTATCACACTTCATACCATTTCTAATGCTGAATTCTTAGATTACTCAGGTAATCATTCTACAGCAGAACAATTAGCTAATACATACTTTGCCGAGCAGGTTGAAGCTTTGATTGGTAATTATCTTATTCCGTCAGAGCAGAATATCGACGACAAAGATATGTATAAGATTATCAATACAACTGGATACATGGATATTCAGAAAGTTGATTTATCTAATGTAAAGAATCCTCAGCAGTTTGTAGACGCTGTTGTAGCAGCATATCAAGAGCTTAAGGGATTAGAGTTTGATAAATCATGTAAGCGCATGGGAGTAATTATCAATGTACCAGAGAGAAAGTTAGATGTTGTAGATCACACATTTAACGTTATCAAGAGATACATTGGAGAACCATATGAGGTATTCCGCCATATTCAGTATGATGGTGAAAGTGAATATATGTACGTTATTGCAAGTGGTTTGAATTTCCCATCAGATGGAATCAAACGAATTGCAAAGATTTACAAAGATCTTAACGATAAAGTAAATCGAGAAACCAATAGCTTTAAAGATATCTTTAATGATATCGATTTGGACGATGACGATTCTGAGTTTGATATGAGCGTAAGAAATGCTAATACAAAATCAGAAGTCGATAAACTCTTTAGTCAGATGGTTATTAAAGACGATGAAGTTATAGAAAAGACTCAATATAATAACATCGTTAAAGTAAAGAAGAAAACCAACAAAGAGAAAGTAGATGGAAACCTAGAAGAGTACTAGAGGCGGTGATAATCTAAATGATCGAATCAATGGAAAAGTATTGGAAAGAGAAAAAGGAATATGACGAAACACATAAAGTTCAAATGGTTAAGATTATTCCTACAAATTCACCAACATTCAATTTGCCTATATTAAAACAGAATATAGATAATATTGATAATATGACAGATAAAGAGTTAGATACCTTTATCTTTCGTAATTACAAAACGATATTGAACAATATGTTTGAAGGAGATACTACTAGCAAATATATTACTAAACTACAAGATACTAGAGTATTGGATTCATTTATCAAACTATTTAGTTCGATGAGGTTTATTGATAGCGATGATTCAATCAGAATCAACACATTATGCTATCATTATATCACGTTACCAAAAGATAAGCAAGATGATAAGATACTACACAGAATGCTTCAATTAAGTAGCGTAGTAAACAAGGCTTATGAACCTAGATTGATTGGATTAGGGTTAAGCATAAATCTTGTTGCTATGATATTAATTGCAAGATTCAGTGATATATCTATTGAAGTTTGCGTTAAGAGGGTGAACTTTATAATTATAACTCAGCCTAAAGAATTGATGACTGAGAAGATGATAGAAGATATATTCAGAATTATCTATGATTGTATGAATGATTATCCGCGTATATTCACTTATATGATGACAGATGTAATTCCAGAATACGATGAGAACAATGAGAATACTTGGTGGGTAACAGATGAGATATCTGAAGTTGATTCTGTTCTAGGATTAGTTATACTTAATATCCTAGACAGTTTACCAAGTCAAATGATTCGTAGTACAATTCTGAATTATTCAGAAGCATACTCTTCGGTTCTATCAGCAAGAAAACAGATTAGATATTCTTTAAGAAATCTTTCAGAAGATTATTACAGAACTAGTTATGTTATAGATTCACTCATTCTAAACGAAGGAGTTTACGTTCCTTAAGAGGGCTATAGGGTGGTTTAATTACCACCCTATATTTTTTTTGAAAAATTATAACACCTACTACATGACATTAATATCTTAACATATGATTTTTTAAGAAAGGAAGAGGTTTAATATGGGATTTTTAGCACAAAGTTTTAGGGAGCAAGTAAAGAAAACAAAGGATATCGCACAGGCAAGTGAGATGACATATACCGTCTCATATCCTACAGGATTTTTACCGTTAGATTTTGCTAATGGATATTGTATGGAAACATCAGGTCAGCCAGGAAAGGTAATTTATCAGTTAGGTATTTCAGATGGCAGTATTAATATGATTATTGCAGACTCTGGTGTAGGTAAAACAACTTTTGCATGTCAAGCTGCATGTAATATAATTAGACCGTTTAAGACGTCTACTATATTTTTTGAGGAAGCTGAGGTTGGAGCCAATATTCCTCGTATAAAAGCATTATCTGGATTTACAAATGAAGAGTTTAAAGAAAGATTTATTATTCGTGATAGTGGTATTACTACAGAATCTGTATTCCGTAGAGTAAAGACTGTATATGATATCAAGATGGAGAACTATGATGAATATAGTTACGATACTGGATTAGTAGATGATGATGGTAAACCAGTAATTAAATTAGAACCTACTGTATTCGTTATAGATTCTATTAAAATGATTATGCCAGAAAAGTTAGCAGAAGATCAGGCAACAAATATGTCTGGAGCTCAGACTGCTAAGGGTAATTCAGATGCTTATACAAGAATGGTTCCTATGTGTAGAATGGCTAATATAATTCTTATTACCATTAATCATATCACAGTTGACGTTAATACAGGTATTACTCCTAAGAAAGCAGATTTAGCTTTCCTTAAGCAGGGAGAGAAAATCTCTGGTGGTAGAAGTTTATCATACATACAGAACAATATCTTTAGATTTGATATTGTAACAAAGCTTAAGAAAGAAGAAACTTTTGGAATTAATGGTTCTATTGTTGCTATAGATATTGTAAAATCTAGAAATAATGAATCTGGTCGTAAGCTATGTAAGCTTATATTTAATCAGTCTACTGGCTATGATCCTGACTTATCTTTGTTTATATATCTTAAAGATAATAATTTACTTGAGGGTTCTGGAGCTTATCTTAAACTTCCAGGATGTGAAACTAAATTCTCTATGAAGAAATTCAAAGATTTGTTATATAGTGATGAACAATTTTATGCTGCATTTGTTAATGTGTGTATAGAAAATCTTAAAGCTTCTTTATTAGATTCTTACTTAAGAAATAAGGAAATATCTAAAGAGCAAGCAAATAGATTATCGCCTTATCAATCTATTTTGTCTGGTTTATATTCATGATAATTTTAGAAACAGTTGCATATTATATAATGGTGAGTGAGTTGGACGCTTACAATTATATTTGATAAGGAGGAATAAATATAATGAGTGAAACAATTGAGGCACAAGTTAACGAGGCAGTCAAAGATCTGCCAGATTACAATTACTTATTAGGAAAAGGTATAACACAACCTTTCAATGCAGCAAACTCTGGTTCACGAAAATTGATGTATGCTATTCATAGAGATCAATTCTTAATACCAGAACACGGAGAAATACCAATTATACAAACTGGATTTGAGAATGAAGTGGGACGCAACTCAAGTTCATATGTAGAATCGGATTTTAATTACAAAGTCTTATATAAGATTCCAAAGTACAGTTTTAGACCTGAGATATATTATTATCTCATCGTACAAAACTTAGATACTGGAGAATACGATTTGATAGAAAGAGTATTCGCAAAACACAATACAGAATCCTATGGATATTTATTTGAGAACAGCTATCTTGATTCTCTGAATGTTGGAGATGAGATAAGAACTGGAACAGTAATGAAGAAATCTAATGGATTTGATGATTATAATAATAGATTAGATGGAGTAAATCTAACTACCATGTATATGAGTAGTGATCAAAACATGGAGGATAGTATTATTATTTCTGAGACAGCATCAAAGAAGTTAAGTACAATTCTCATAAAGAATCCAAGTATAACGATAAATGATAATGATATATTAATTAATCGTTATGGAGACGAATCAAGATACAAAGCATTTCCAGATATAGGCGAGGATATTCAGGGAAGTATATTTTGTAGTATTAGACGTCTTGAGAATAGTAATGTATTATATACATTATCTCAATCAAATTTAAGACAGTCTATGATGAGTGATAAAAATATAATTATCAATGGAACCGTAATTGATATAGATGTATATTGTAACAATGTAGAACTATTGAGCGGTTCTGAGTATAACAAACAATTGTATTTTTATTATAATCAAAGCTTAGAATTTTGTAGAACGTTATATAATGCTGTAGCACCATTAGAGATGAATGGTACTCTGTCATATAATCTAAACAAATTATATTCTAAGTGTAGAGAAACGATAGGTGGAAGACAATTCTTCAAGGATAGACCATTCAATAATGTAGTTATGGATATTAAGATTGCATATAGAATGGTTGCATCTAAAGGAGATAAGATGACCGATAGATATGGAGGAAAGGGTGTAATATCTGAGATACGTCCTGACTCTATGATGCCTAAATTAGATAACGGAAGAACAGTGGAAGTAATCAAGAATCAATCTACTTGTATTAATAGAGAGAATCTTGGACAAATCCATGAACAAAGCTTAACATTCATGCAATCTAGAATACTAGATTATTGTAGAATGGGAGTATTATCAAATACAGAACAAGCTGAACTGATATATAAATTTATCTATATGGTTGAACCAGACCTAGCAGACTTTTATAAAGGCACATGTAATTTTGAAGATGATTATGAAGCTAGAATATGGGTAGATATGTTTAAAGATGATGATTGTATTATATTATCTATACCACCATTTACAACGAATATAACTCTTGATAGATTGGCAGAAATGTATGAAGAGTTTGATTGGATAACACCATATAAGGTTAAAGTTCCAATTGAAGATTCTAATGGTAATATAAGATATTCTTATACTAAGAGACCTCTTATTATAGGAAAGATTTATAATTATAGGTTAAAGCAATATGCTGAAGAGAAGTTTTCCGTAACTTCATTAGCAGCAACAAATGTAAAGAACCTTAATACTAAATCTAAAGCTAATAAAGTCCATGAATCCAAATTCAGTAGAACTCCAATTATGTTTGGAGCTATGGAGTCTGGAAATATGGCTCATCTAGGAATGCAATATGTAGTAATGAATCTTATGTTGTATTCTAGTTCACCACAAGGGCGAAGGTTATTTGAGAAGTTATTAACAGGAGATCCATATAATATAGATATCAAACTTGATAGAGACAGTAAGAACAGAAATGCTGAGATTATCAATACTATCTTTAAGACTATGGGTCTTAAACTTACATTCAAGAAAGTTCCAAAGAAAATCAAACGTTTAGTAAGCAATATTATGTGTACTACTGTACGTAATAAAGATTTCGATGGATACAGAACTAATATAAGAGATATAATTGGTCATAATGACGAATTAGATTTACGATATAAATCTGCTATAAGCGAGAAAGATGGAACTAGAATGACTAGCAATGTCATGTGTAAAATAGTAGATAAAGATAAGAAATAATTGTATATTATAAGTAAGAGATAGGAGTAAGTGCCTATCTCTTATTTTATTTTAGGAGGCTAAATATGAAGAAAACTATTATTTATGGAAAGATTCTTTCATATCTAGAAAGTATGGAAGATGGAACACTTAAGAAGGTATTAGAAATAACTGCTAGCGAGAATGATGTTCCTACGAGTTATAAAATAAGATATGAAATTTATAATGATAGAATAAGTTATAAATTAAATCAATATAATACCAATAGTAATGATCTATACGTAAATTTAGAAAGAATAGCGGCAATGGTTTGTAGTACTGTAAATATAGATAAATTGGATATTTTGGACCCAGAAAGTATTACTAGATATGAATCTATGTTTTATCAATACGATTGTGAATATTCTGAATTTAATATAAAGGAGACGTATATAGATGGCAGAGTTATTAAACTGTGATGGATTAGCTGAGATTTATAATCAGCTGAGACAAGGAAACAAAAGTATATTAAGTTTTGATCTATTTGAAAGATTAAGCAGACTAGCAGTATATTATATAAACTCAGATTTTAAATGGTCTTATGAAGATAAGGCTACAGTATTATATATTCTGAATATCAGTGATATACTATATAACAATTCAAGCCAAGACCAATTACCATTAGATGATGGAGTTTATGATCAACTATTGGTTAAGTTTAAAAGTAATGATGATTATGATCTCCATTATAATCCTGGAGCTGTAGCTGTTAAATTTGATGAAGTTTCTGAAGATATAGAAGAAACTAAATTGATGGTTAATAGTATTCCTAAAGATCAAATGGAGAGAGCATTATATACTGAAGACATCATGAAACAATATACTTCAACAGATCCTAGATTAGTGACAATGTGCACTATTGCTAGAGATCCAATTAGTAAGCGTTTAATAAATGCAACTCCAAAATATCCAGAGTTAGTTGGTACTTTGGATAAGTGTAAGTTTGTATTAAATATTGAAGCTGAAAGAAAAGGTTTAATAGATAAACCATCGGTTCAAATATTCGAGAGAGACTTCATACAGAAGCATATACAAGCTGGAATATTAGATCCTAATGAAGAATTTACTATGATAGCAGAGCTTAAATATGATGGTGTATCTGTTGAAGCATCTGTTATTGGAGATACTATAGTAAGCGCATTTAGTAGAGGAGATACAGCAGAGAATCTAGCAACAGATTTAACTCCATTATTAGGTGGATATAAATTTAGAAATGCTAAAGATGTTCCTACTGATAAAGAATTTGGTATAAAATTTGAAGCAATTATAACCAAATACGATCTACAAAGATTAACAGAGATGAGAGGTAAACCTTATAAGAATTGTAGGAATGCTATTATAGGTTTATTCGGTTCATCTGATGCTTACAAATATAGAGATCTTATAACTCTCGTACCGTTATCAACATCGTTAGATATTGATAGATTGGATGAGATTGAATTTCTGAATAAGTATTATAGTTCTGGTCAGTATAATAGATATTCTGTACTCAAAGGAAACTATGTTGACGTTTTGTATTTGGTATCAGAATTTACAAGATCGGCAGAAATTGTTAGACCAGTAATGCCGTATTTATATGACGGTGTTGTAATATCTTATGTAGACAGAGATAAGATTGAGACTCTTGGCAGGGTCAATTCAGTAAATAAATACAGTATAGCTATCAAGTTTAATCCTAAGAAGAATAGAACTATCTTTTTAGGTTATACTTTTACTGTAGGAAAGACTGGAAATATAACTCCTATGGCTCATTTTAAACCATGTGAGTTTATAGGAACGATTCATGATAAACAAACAGTTCATTCGTATAAAAGATTCAAAGAACTCGGACTTAGAAAGTACGATGAAATTGATGTCGAATATATGAATGAGGTAATCTGCTATGTTACGAAACCAGAGACAGCACACAATACAAGCAATAATAATCCGTTAGAGGAGTTTCCAACAGTATGCCCGATATGTGGAGCGCCATTAACGGTATCTAGTTCTGAAGATAGTATGTCTTGTTTGAATCCTATGTGCGAAGGAAGATGTTTAGGAAGAATGACAGACATGATTAAGAAACTAGGATTTAAAGATTTCTCTGAAGAGACAATCAAAACTCTAGGAATCAAATCGTTTAAAGAACTGATCAATCTAAGACCAGATCAAACGATAATTCTTGGACCAACAAATCAAGTTAAGTTCCATAACTGTATTCAAAATGTAATGACAAATCCGATTAGTGATTATCTGGTTATGTCAGCATTAGGTTTTGATAATGTAGGAAATGAAACTTGGAAAACAATTCTATATAATTATACGATAAAGGAATTGTTAGAGTTGTTTACTAAAGGAGAACTTGTTGAGAATTTAGTTAAGCTAGATTCAATAGGTGAAGTAACAGCTATAACTATAGATAATAAATTCACAAGTTATTGTGATGATATTGCTATCATAGTTGAGATGAATAATATAGTTAACTCTAAGGGAATAGATAAAGGCCCTAAGGTAGCTATTACTGGATTTAGAGATCCAGACTTTATAGAATTATTGAATAATCATGGATTTGATGCTAGTGATTCATATGGAGTAAGTAAGAAGATTTCATATCTTGTAGCAGCTGATCCAAATTCTAATTCATCTAAGATAACCAAAGCTAAGAAGCTTGGTATACCGATATTATCAATGAGTGAGTTCTTGACAATGTCTGGTATAAATTTATAAACTTATAAACTTAAATATAATTGCATACTATAAATTTGTAGTATGTAGGTTATATAAAATAATTTTTAAAATCACAGGAGGTTAAAATTATGACACTACAGTTTAACAACACAAGTATCCCAAAGGAATTTGAGTTAATGAGAGTATTCGTTCAGAATGCTGGAGCTCAGAAATCATTTGAAGAGTCAGAATGTGGAGAAGCATTCATTGTTAATGGATCATCAAAAGGATATCTTTTAGATGAGCCATCACAGCCAGAAAGAATTTACAAATCATTCATCGCAGCAACTTCAACATATCTTAGTAAGGTTAAGGTAACAAAGGAAGATGAAGCAGCAGCTCTTGTACTTACAGATACATCAGGTGAGTTCAAATTCGCTGCAATCGTTGAGTATCATGAGAATGAGACAGAAAACGAGCCAGGAAACTGGAGCTATATTATGACTTTCAATGAGGAGGATTTGAATTCTCTGTCAAGCAAGAAGAAAGTTGTAAAGCATCTTTACGGTGATGATGCATTTAAACTTATCTTTGATAAGGTTGCTTATGATGTTGGTGGAGTATCATTCAATCATGAGCGTTATATGTATGACGCATGTGTTATCTGCGTTGATACATTAATTGGTGTTCTCGATAGAGAATCAAATGATACAGAACAGGTTGATATCGAGCTCGAAGGATATTTTGTAGCATCCGTATCAGTTGAGAATGGTGAGAAAGTATTCGCAATTACTCCAGACGGTGCTATGAAGAAGATTATTAAGAGTGATGTTGCCTTGGGTTAGTATTAATTTAAGCCATATGATTAAGTTCATATGGCTTTATTTTTTAGAGGTGAAATATGAAAAAGATTGGAATCGGAAATAAATTATACGACGCTGTAACAATAAGTGAGTATACCGATATGACAGAGGCATACAATCCAAAGTTTACAGCAATTGAGACTAACAATGGAGTTACCCTTCCAGTAAGAGGTAAGACTGATGTTGGTCCTGGAATTTATTATAAACAAGGTGGTTTAGTTAGTACGGTTGAAAAACCAGATCAGGAACATACAGAAATGTATAACTCTGATAAGATAATCGATTATAGTAACATCAAGAATATTGATGAGATAATCGAAAAGGACAAACTAGTTAGAGATATCGAAAGTGATATTTTAACAACCAAGGAAAATATATTCCAACTTAATATTGGAAACGATGATTCACCAGAGATGGTTGCTATGAAACAGGCAATCAATACAAAACAAGTTGATATCAAGCAATATGAAAGTCAATTTGATCAGTTTCAGAATGATATTAGATTATTCAAGAAATCAAAGACCATTACGTTAGGAAAATTAGTGAGTACTTGTAATGTATTTGATATTGATGCTACTCTTATATTAAAGGATAAGAATGGCGGAGATGTTCCTAATCCAATGAATACTGAAATATCAATCAGTCTTACAGATAGGGGTGAATAATTTGAATCAAGCAGAACTTATAGCGCAGTATAATGATCAATATCGTCCTAAATTTAATCAAGAGTTATTCGTTAGGCATGATGATGATATAATAACTGCACTGAAGAATATTATATTATCTATACAAAGAGATTCTACATTTACAATCAGAGTAATGAATTTTGAAGTAATAGATAATTATGATGATATAAATCATATTCTATGGGAATATGAGAATAATATTGTCAATAAGAAATCTTCTAAGGCAACTGAAGAACCTAAGAAGAAAGTTGTCCAGAAGAAGAAAAGTAAAAAGGATAATCAATGGGAGTTTATCAATCTTAAAGATTCAGACATAAAACTGATTAAGATAACATATTTTATTCAGATTTGTGAGAAGAAAGATGGTATCGTTAATGATACGATAGACGTTTATATCGCTATTCCAAGAGTGATAGATAAGTTCTATTATAGAATCAATGGTAACATTTATTCTGCTATGTATCAGATAGTTGATGCTAGCACATATAATAATACGAATTCTAATTCTAAGAAGCTTACTGTAACAATGAAAGTGGCATTTGCAGCAATTAGAGTTTATAAGTATAGCGGGTCACTTATGAATCTTGATGGTACTGAAGTTCCATGTGTATATTTTATGGCTAATATGTTTAAGAAGACTATATTAATAATGAAATATATGTTTGCGTATTTCGGTTATTATAATGCGATGGAATTCATAAAGGTTGGTCATATAAGATTGATTACAGGAGATCAAGTTCCATTGGTTAATCAAGAAGATAACTATGTATTCAAATGCAATGACAAAGATATATTTATCGTTTGTCCTAAGTATTTGTATAACAACTGTTTTGTTACACAATCAGTTGTATATAGCCTTCATTATATAATCTCATTGGACAAAGAGATAACCTATTCTAGTATTTTCAATAATAGAACTTGGATTAAAACTTTAGGCGGTGAGTTTGCATCTAAAGATATAGATACAGTATATAATAAAGGATTAGCTATATTAGATTCACTACAGATGATATATGATATTGGCACAAGAGAAGATCTTAGATTAGACGAAGAGAATAAAGCAGATATCTTTAGGCTACTTCGTTGGATGATGTATGAGTTTAATGCGCTTAAGAATAAAGATAATCTTGATATATCTATTAAGAAAGTTAGATATGCTGAGTATATAGCTGCTCTATATGCTGATAAACTTGCTAGAGGTATATTCAGATTATCAGATAAAGCAGATAAAGCTACATTGAATGATGTAAGAAGAGCTGTTAAGATAGCACCCATGTATTTGCTTAATGCGATTACTAGATGTCAGCTTGTAACCTACAAAGGATGTGTAAATGATTTGGATGCACAATTCGCAATGAAATATACGTATAAAGGTGTATCTGGAATTGGTGAGAAATCAAATGCTATTCCTGTAGCGTATAGACAAGTTCATCCATCTCATTTAGGAAGAGTAGATCTTGATTCATCTTCTCCATCAGATCCTGGAGTTAGTGGAACTATTTGTCCATTAACATCTCTGCATAATTCTTACTTCAAAGATTTTGAAGAACCTAATACTTGGGAAGAAACAAGATGTAGAATGCTTGATCAATATCGAGCAATGCAGAGTAAGAAATCTATGTGCGAGATTATAGATTCTGTTAAAGAAGATACCAAGATTACAGTAGCTAATGGTTCAGCTGCTAGAATGATAACAGATTGTATCGACATTTATAGTAATATACTGAATTATAATCAGTATGTCGATGATTGTTCTAGCTATATGAATGGATATGATCTATTCGGAGATGGACTAGTTTATATTTCATTAGAGGAGGAATAAAAATGTCGAGTGATGCTACAAGTATGTATTATAGAATCTTTGTCTATAGTGCTACAGAGGAAGAAAGAAGAATGAAAATTCATGGTAATACGGCGTCATTCGGTACTGTTGTATGTAAAGGTGTACCTAAACGGTACACCTCTATTACAACATCTACTGATAATTTACCATCAGACGCCTTAGTGCTAATAAAGGGAGATATTAGAAAAATTAAATATACTCCTCCTAGCAGAAAGGAAGAAAGCTAATGGAAAAGCAGAAAATGATAAATGTTGTAAGAAAAGAAGGTAGTTGCCCGTATTGTGGTCACAACAACTTTGTAGTTTCTCATATACAGCATGATCTATATTATGTAAATTCATTAGGAAAGATAATGGATTCTAAGAACTTAGCAGATAGTGCTAAGGGATTATGTATCAATTGTAAAAGAGTTATTAACTTTTTGCCGACTACTTATGGATTCATGGCTTTATCTAAACTTGGCGAAATTATATATGAGGATTATATAGTTCCAGATGATGAAGATCTATTAAAATCCATAGATAATCCTATGCAAAAATAAGATTATAATCTTCCTATAACAATATGGTAAATATATTGTAGAGGAAGATTTATATGGAATTAATGTGCGAAATAGTGAAGCCTTATGTATGTCCTATATGTAATCAACCTACATTGTTTTTCATAAACAAGTATAACAAGATTATAGATTATAAGGCTTTGATAGATAGACAAACCACTTTATATGGTTTAAAGAATTATGTTGCGGTTAATAACGTAACAAAACTAAAGTGTATAGAATGTAATCAGGAATATATGATGGATTGGTCTAACGGCTATCCTACAATATTATCTGATAAACACAAATTAGATAAATTTAAGGAGAAGAAAGATGCAAGATAAGATTGGAAAAAGAGATAAGAAGATTTTAGAAGTAATTACATTTATTGCTTTAATGATAGTAAGTTTCATTGTAGGTTCGCTTATAGGATACTTTCTATAATTTAATACCTCTTTTAACTAACTTAACATACATACTTTATTACAAAGAAGATAGAGGTAGGGGATTACCCCTACCTCTTCTTTTTTCTGATTAGAGAATTACTCCATCGCTCACCCGTACGATTTCTTTCACCCTAAGATTTAATCAGTACTTAAATGTTCGATATTAAAGGTTGGGCGACATTATAGTGAGGTGATATTTTAATGAGAATACTATGGATTGAATTGACTAATTATATAGGAATATATAATGGTCTAGGTTTGAATAATATTAAGATAGACTTGACGAATTGCAAGTCTAATAAGATACTTATCAAAGGACTTAATGGTTCTGGTAAGTCAACTTTATATAACTCTTTAAGTATATTTCCAGATGGTAATGATCAATTTGTTCCTGGAAATGAAGCTAGAAAAAATATATCTATTATGAATGACGGTGTTATTTATACAATAAGATACATTCATGGTGTAGATAATAATGGTAATAGAACTACAAGTAAGGGTTATATCTCTAAGAATATAAACGGAGAAGATCAAATGCTTACTCCTAATGGAAATATAACTCTCTGTAAAGAAGTTTTATACTCTGAGTTTAATCTTGATGCTAACTTTATGGCTTTATCTCAATTGTCTACGGAAGATAGAGGATTAGCTTATAAGATTCCATCTGCTAGAAAGAAGTTTGTTAATAATATTATAAGCGTATTAGACGTTTATAATAATATTAATAAGACTATAACTAAGAAAGCAAGTATCTTTAAGAGTACAATCAACTCATTAATGTATAAGATAGATGCTATTGGAGACGAAATGTCTCTACAGTTGAACTTGAAGTCTGTTGAAGATAGAATTGAATCATTAAATGGAGAAAAGAATTGTATTGTAGAATCTATTGCTGCTTTAAAAGTAAAAGCAGATGAAGTTAACGCTATATTACAACAGAACAACTACGATACAATATGCACTGAGCTAAAGGAAGCTACAAGATTATCTAATTCATTAGCTAAAGATATTAGAAATAAGCTTTCTAATTATGATAATATAGAATCTGCTGTTGATATAGAAGAATATCTTAAAGAGATTAGGACTAGTATTATTACTATAGAGACTAGAGTAGAACAACTTAAGAATATTATTCCTACAAAGTTAGCAGAAAGAGAATCTGAATCTAAAGATCTACAAGATAAAACTGAAAAGTTAAATGCACTACAGTCAGATTATAACTATATGGAGATAAAAGAAGCAGTAGAATCTGCTAGAAATGTTATATCTGAATATGATAAAGTATTTGCAGAGATTGGTATTGTAAATATAGATATGATTACTAAAGACGAATTTGAGACAGGTATGGAGTCCATTACTTACTTAAAGCAATTAGCGTTAAATCTGACTTCATCATACTCTCAGGATACATTATTATCGGTGTATAAGAACCGTGATTTTATTTTGAATACTAATACTAATATAAAATCATTAAGAGAACAGTATAATTCTCTTAATGAAGAACTACATGAACTAGAGAAAGAAATTATTGTTTTTGAAACTAATAGAAATATTGCTAATGAATTAGTTAATAGACCTAAAGAATGTAAAGTAGATTCTTGTTACTTTATTAAATCTGCCATGGAAGCTAATGAGAAATATCCAGAAGATATCTATATTCAAAAGAATAATAGATTAGAATCATTAAGAACAGAGATTAATAAGTTACACTCTACTATTGAAGATAATGATAAGAATATTGAGATTCTTATTGCTATACAGAATATAGAGAGGGAACTTAACTCTAAGATAAGATTTATAAATAAGCTTCCTGTAAATAAAGATTTTAAAAACAATTTCGTAATAAGAGCCATAAATGGCGACTTATTTTCTGATATTAATAGATTATATGATTACTCCGATTGTGGTAATTTTATTGAAGAATATAAAGTGGCGCAAGCCAATCTCCATAAATATGAAGTAGAGTACAAAATTTATGAGTCTAAGAATGATTTGATTGAATCTATTATAGCTGATATCAAATCTTTAACTGATAAAACAAATGAACTCGCCAATGATATAGAAAATATAAATAATGAGATACGTGAGCTAGAACAACAAAAAGAGAATTATAAAACTATGGAAACAAAGTTATCCAATTTGTTTGCTAAGTTTACTGATGAGTATATTCCTACAGAACAAAAGAGAATTGACTTAACAGAAGTTAAATTATCTCTTGAAGGAAATGTAAATCTTCTAAACTCTATACAGAATGATATTAATACTCAGTATAACTCTCTTGGTTCTAAAGAAACAGAAATTAAAAAAGCAACGGAAGAACGGGACAAATTAAAGTATCAAAGTTCAATGCTTCAAGAATATAAGCAAGAACTTGATATGTATAACAATAAGTATTCTAAGATAGAGAAGATTAAATATTATTCTTCTCCATCTACTGGTATTCAAACTTTGTTTATGGAGCTATATATGAATAAGACTATTGCTATTGCTAATAATTTATTATCATTATTATTCAGTGGTGAGTTCGTATTACAACCATTTATAATCAATGAGAATGAATTTAGAATACCATGCTTAGGAAATGGTCTTATGCATGATGATATTAGCTCAATGAGTACAGCACAAAAATGTATGATATCTATGATATTATCTTTCTCACTCTTATATCAATCTTCTACTAAATATAACATCATTAAACTTGATGAGATTGATGGTGGTCTGGATTCTATCAATAGACAATATTTTACTACTCTTTTAGATAATCTTATGGGAATGCTTAAATGTGAGCAAGCATTTATTATTTCTCATAATAGCGAGTTAGATGATTCATCATGCGATATAATTTTACTTAAGGATGATCCTTATAATTCATTAGTAACAGAAAAGGCTAACATAATATGGAAAGCCTAACATTGTAGAACATTATATTGAAATCTACATTTATTTAAATTATTAAAAAAGGAGAGATGTTATTATGGCTAAGAAGACTGTAACATTAACTAATGATGAGATTTTGGCAATTACAAATTATTGCTCCAGTGATGATTACTGGCAGAAGAAGAATGATTCTGTAGATGCTGAATTATCTTGGAAGACAAGAAAGAATCGTAAGCAGCTCACTGCTGCTATGGATCTGATCAAAGAAGCAGAGCAGGAAATTGTTGAAGGCTACAATAACGATGAGAAGTCAAAGTTTGAGATCGATGAGAATGGAAATCAGACAGAGAATCGTATCGTTAAAGATGAGTACAAAGATGAGTATATCCAGAAGAAGCTCGCATTGTTTACTCAGACTCAGGATATTGATGTAGATATGGTTGATTCATCTGCATTCTTCAAGTACAATATGGATGACACTGATTGGGAGATGATGTCGTTCATGATTAATGAAGATGATACAGCTGAGGAGGATTATAAGAAAGAGCATCCAGAGGTTGTTGAAGGAGAAGTTGTAGAATAATTTCGAAGATGGGTGAAGAAAATGAAAAAGATGGTACTTATAGTTAATGGTAAAGGCGGGGTAGGTAAAGACTACCTCGTCAGCGCATTATGTAGAGAATTTATACTTAAGACAATTAGCTCTGTTGATAAAGTAAAAGAAGCTGCATCTATGCTTGGTTGTAATATAATCAAAAAAGATGTTCAGGATAGAGCCTTCTTAAGTGATCTTAAAGCACTGTCAGCAAAATATTATGATCATCCTGTTAAATATATGATCCGTGAATTTGAATATTTCTTACAGGATCATTATGATATTCTTGTCTTTATGATACGAGAAGAAGATGAGATTAAACGAGTGAAGAGTATATTACAAAACGATAAAGGTTTTAATAATATATTTACGATTCTTGTAACTAGAGAAGATAAAAAAGGAGCAGTATATAATAATTCTTCGGATGATAAAGTCGGAGAAGATTTAAGTATATATGACCTTAAGTTTGAGAATAAGATTAATGATAGAAAGAATGATCTTTCATTTGTTAATAAGATTTATGAGTTTTATGAGTCAATTGAATAATTTATCCCGCATGGATTAATCTCCATGCGGGTTTATTTTTTCTAATATTCTAACATACTTTGATCTCCACCATTTAATACTATAAGACGATATGTAGTATTTCTATTAGAGTCTTTTGCATATCCGCCTCTTACATTGATATCAAGATCAAATACTGTATCATTGCTAGGCTTTTCTACATTTGGTACTGGTTCTCCTGTAGCTCTATCTACAACTTCAAACCATCTATTGCCAGTAGCGTTATCATAGAATACAACAGTATCTATTTTACCTTGAGCATCAAGAAGCATTCTATTCTCAGCTGGACTTAAATTATTAGCCCATTGTTGTTGAGCTGCATCATCATAATTATTAAGACTAATTGATTGTAGCTGTGGAGACATATTACCATTAGTATCTGGAACTCCACCCATTACAGTTAAAGCTCCAATACTAGGAGCAATATTAGCTCCTCCACCTACACCAATAGGAGTATTAACAAATGCATCATATAGATTCATCATCTTCTGATTATCATCTTCAGCACCCTGATCAAGTTTAAGCTCCTTTAACCTTCTTAATTCCATATTGTTTACATCATTAATTGTCTTGTTCTTTTCTTTTATTGCTCCAATCTTAGAACTAATAATACTAGCTGCTGTTGCAGTCATATCATTGATGTACGTATACTTACCTTTAAGAGTTTTAGAACTTTCAACAGCAAGAATATTTGCTGTGATTTTCGCCCCTAGAGCGTCTAATTGTTGAATAGCAGTATCAAGTTGCTGGTTTGTTTCAATATAAGCGTTTCCGTAAGGTTCATTGCTCTGAATAAACGATAATGGCTTATCTGAGGACTCTGTTATTGCAGGTAATTGTTGTTTCTTGGGTCTTCCTCGCTTTTTCTTTTCTTCAACAACTTCAACTTCTGGAAGTTTGCTTATGGAATGATCAGACTCATCTGTACTTCCCTCAACAAACTTATTGATATTAAATTTTACTTCTGACATATAATTCCTCCTTACATAAAATTTTTAATGCTATGTTTTAGACAATAAATAATATATACCCCCTACCCAAATAGATGAGTAGGGGGCGGTTACACAATCACGAAAAGTAGTATGAAAAGAAAATTAAGATAGATGCAAGACGAAGACAAAACCACCTATCAATTACATGTTAACTCTTATATTATCGTAGTTGACGTTATTTTATGATATTATAAATTTGGGTACATTAATTTAAGAGGTGATACTATGATAAATTTAGTAAATGGATACAACGAGGGAGCGGATATAACATTATTTCAAGTGATATATCATAAACCTAAAAAAGATCCTGAGACAGGTAAATACGGAAAAGATAGTTTAGACTTAATATATTATGATAATATAACTAACGAAAAGAAAGTAGAACATATAGTCGAACCAGAGTATACTTTTTATTATGCTAATGATGATACAGTTATCGAGCATAATGAATTATTTATAGAGAAAGATAAAGTGCATCCAATAGCCTGTAAGTATAAGGATATAAAGAAAACTATAGCAGAGGTTACAGGAAATCTTGATTACTTTTATGATAACATCAGAAATGGTAATTATAGAGAGAACGATAAATTATTTAAACATCCTAGAGTATTCTTAGCAGATATGAATATAGAAGATTATTATAGATTCGAGTTCAATAAGTTCTATAAGAATACTCCAAGAGAAAATCTAACTAATATATATTTCGATATAGAGGTTGATACTTCTGAAATGAACGGAGACTTTCCAGAACCAGGAGAGTGCCCAGTTAATGCATGTAGTTTAGTATGTGAACCAAATCAAACTATTTATTGTTTATTATTAGAAGATGATAATAATCCTTTAATAGAACAATTTAAACAAGAGAAAGATTTGCCAGAACAGATTAAAGAATTTGTAAAGGAAAATGTAGGTGGATGGAAACAAGAAATAAGAAATGGGTTAGATAAGTATGAATATAAGTTTTTATTCTATGATGAAGAGATAAAACTAATTAATGATATATTTAATATTATCAATATATTAAAACCAGATTTTGCATTGGCATGGAATATGGCATTCGACGTTCCATATCTTATTCAGAGAATAATAAATCTAGGATATAGCCCAGAAGAGATTTGTTGTCATCAAGATTTTAATGTTAAAGAAGCATATTATTATATTGATAAAAGAGCAGATAAGTTTGAGGAAAGAGGAGATTATTGTCAGATAAGTTGTTATACAGTATATCTTGATCAATTAATTACATTTGCTTCAAGACGTAAAGGACAAAGACAATTACCAAGTTATAAGTTAGATTATATTGGTGGTAGATTTGCAAAAGTTAAGAAGTTAGATTATTCTCATATTACAACTAGTCTTGCTAAATTACCATTCTTAAACTATAAAGTATTCGCATTTTATAATATTATGGATACAATAGTTCAGAAGTGCGTGGAAAATAAAGTTTCAGATATAGATTTCGTTTATAATAAATCTATGGTTAACAATACAAGATATCATAAAATTCATAGACAAACAGTATATCTTGCTAATAGAGGTATAAAAGACTTCTGGGATATGGGTTATGTGATGGGATGTAATATTAACAAGAGTAATGATCCTACAAATATATCAGACAAGCCAAAGATTAAGATTAATGGAGTTCCTATAATGGTATTTAACAATCTTGTTGATTTCGATTATGCACGACTGTATCCATCAATCATCTTTGAGAATAATATAGCTCCTAATACAATGATAGGAAAGCTAGAATTACCAGATCAGCTTGATGAGAAAGAAGATAGATTCAATAATGATTTCTTCAGTAGAGAAGTTGCATTTATTGAAGACTTTTGTTCACATGATTACATCAACTTTGGTGAGAGATATCTTGGACTTGCTGGATATGAAGAGATGTTTGATGATATTATCGAATTCTTCAGAACAATAAGAAATCCAGGAAGAGGATTGATGATTAATAATAATGCAACTGGTCAGAGAATTATGTGCTATAATGTAATGAATGATAAACCAAGACCGATGTGTAGATTAGTTGAACCTGGGGAAAAGCGTATAATGGTTATTAGACAACAGAAAATGGAGGTTGGTGGATTAAATGGTTATAAAAACAGCTGATTTAATCAATATACAGAATATAGCAAAGTCTTTCAAACAGAAAGACTTTGTTATTTATAATGGTAGTCTATATAGTGTAACTAATCTAGGTTACTTAGCTCGTGTTTCTATACCATATATAGGACTAGAATATAATAACTTAGTATTTAATTACAAAGAGTTATCTGACTTTGTAAAGACTATAGTTATTGAATCAGAATTTGAGTATAATGGTGGTACACATATTATAAATGATTCTGGTACTATACTTCCAATAAGAATATTAACACAACTTCAATATGATGCTTTAATAGCACCAATGGATCAATTTGTTAGTACTGTTCAATACGGAGATATAACAGATGAGATAGAAGTTCTTAAGACTATGAAGACTGCTGATGGAACCTATTTCTATAATAAAGATAACAAATATTATATGACATTATTTCCAGGAATGCTACCAACTAATAAGAGTGATAAAATTCATTTAGTTATAGCAGATTACGGCAATACATTTGTTGCTGTATTTAGTGTAGTGAAGAAAAAAGAAATGACTATAAATATAATGGTTAAATATTTAAAGGTATAGCTAGCTGGCTATACCTTTATTTTTAGGTGTTAAACATTAAATTAAATTCTAGGAAAGGAGAAATAATATGGCTAAAAAGGACGATAAGAATAATAGTATTAATTTTGGTAATCTTAAAAAGATTGCCACTAAAATAAATTCTAATTCCGATAGCATATATCAGTCTACATACTATTCTGATCCAGCAGATAAGAAAGCTTTAGATGATCTTAAACTTAGTATAGATACATCTATTAAATCTATCATGAATAACAATTCTGATAATTTGGGCGAGCCAAATATCTCTAGAATGTATGAAAGGTTATTCATGAATAGTCAGAATAACAAAGAAACTGTAGACGAATTTAGAAAGATATTTGAAGATAATGAATTTATGACATCATTGACCACATCTTATATGGATAATAGATGGATAAAGGCATTTGATGATGAAATAGATGAGATTCTTAAATACTTTCCTAAGCTCGAAGAGGCACTACAGACTATAAAAGATAACGTATTATCTTCAGATAGTTTTAGTAAAGACTTCTTAAATATGAGTGATGAACTTCAAGTAGCAGATAATGTAGTATTCAATAGTAATATTGATGAGATGAAGGATAAATATGATCTTCTAACACTCACTAATGATACTTATTATAACGTATCTAAATATGGAGAGGAATTTCTATATGTAGTTCCATATGAGACTGCTATTGAAAGGCTGCTTAATAATAAGAAAAGTACAGTTCATCAAGGATATAATATCTGTGCTGGCGTTAATGAATCTGGTATACCATACGTAGAGGCTAATAATGATATATCTTATTATGATCAATCTATTAAAGATATTAAAGTTGAAGGGATTAATATTAATTGTGAGGTTGATAATGGTGGTCTTATAAGCAGTATTGTTGAAGATGCTAAGACTGCTTATGATGCTCGTAATGCTATTAAAACTAAATCATTATCTGAGCAGTTTCTTAATGAGCATGGTGTTTATACAGAGGGATTATCAGATGGAAAGTATATAACATTCGATCATGTTAAAGATGCAGACCTTGATGTTTCTAATAAGAAACTTCCTGTACATCATAGATTTGACAACACTCTTCCAGATGACTTTGAGCTACCGATAGAAGATACAACTTCAGATGGATTAGTAACAAATGCTAAAGATCCAGCAGCTAAAGTTAAGCTTAAGCATATGAATGGTTGTATCGTAAAGAGATTACCGAGAGAAAGAGTAATTCCTATATACATAAATGATATGTGTTTAGGTTATTACTATTTTGAGTTTGAATCTAAAGAGAATATATTTAGTGATAAGTATATTACATCTGCTATGAATAATACCATTACTGGTTTACGTACTACAGGAAGTACTGGTAATATAGAGGGTGAAGAAAGAAGAGAGGAATTAATTAAGTTTATCTCATCTCAGCTTGCAGATAAAATTGATGCAGACTTTGTTAATAAGAATCAAGATCTTAAGAAAGAGATTTACTATATTCTTAAATACAATGATGAGTTCTGTACTCAAACAGATGTAGTTAATAATATGAGGTGTACTTATATACCCCCAGAAGATATTCAGCATTGTTACTTCAAATTAGATGAATCAACTCATAGAGGAATATCTGACTTAGCATTATCTCTTATTCCAGCTAAATTATATGTATCCATATATATTACTAATGCTTTAGCTTGTATGACTAGAGGAAATGATAAGAGGGTTTACTATGTAAAGCAAACTGTTGAAACAAATATCGCAAAGACATTATTAAAGACAATCAATGAGATTAAGAAGTCTAACTTCGGAATGAGACAAGTAGAGAACATTAATAATGTATTGGATATTGTCGGTAGGTTTAATGACTACATTGTTCCTAGAGGACCTGATGGATCATCCCCTATAGACTTTGAAGTTATGCAGGGACAACAAATAGAGATTAAAACAGAATTGTTGAATATTCTTGAAGAGGCTGCCATTAACGTAATCGGTATTCCTATTGAAATTATACAGAATAGACAATCTCCAGATTATGCAGTTCAGCTTACAATGCAGAACAGTAAATTCTTAAGATTCGTTTATACAAGACAATCTGATTATCAGAAGATCTTAAGTAGATTATATACTAAGATCTATGGTATAGAGTATAATGAACCTACTGTAAATATTGTTGTTACATTACCACCACCATTGTTTATCAATATTACAAATACAAATCAGTTGATTGTTAATGTAAATGATTATTGTAATACTTTAGTAAATGAAGTATTACTAGTTGATGAACAAGACGATATGGTAAAACAGATAGCTGCTAAAGAGTTAAAGATATATCATCTAGGATCATATCTAAATATGCCAGTTATAGAGAATATTATAGCAAAAGCAAGGCAACAAGCAGAAGTAAAGAACTTAGCAAATGGTGAAGAACAATAAGACAAATAAAATAGAGTATACCCAAACGGGTATACTCTATAAGGTTTGCAATTATTATAAATTATTAAGTTAAGTATAATAATATTATACATTGCTAGTTGCATATGTGGCAGCAATTGCAGGAGAATCGCTAGATGTTCCATGATTCTGAGCAGCAACTTTTGCATCTCCACCCCAGTTAGTAAGCAAACTATTAATTGCTTGGGTAGAAGCTGTGTATTCATAATCCATAGAACTAACTGTGATACCAATCTTATTACCATCACCATCAGTAGCATTTCCTTTACCATCTCCAACAAGATAGTCAAGACAATCCTGAGCATAACTATCAATAGCACTAGACACAATAGGATAAGCATTGAATTTAAGAGTAATCTCCTTACTTCCAATGTCTCCCTTTGAATATGATCCATAAATATCGGTAGGAGCATCAGTCAACTGACCACCAATAAGCAATGTAGAGAACTCTACATATCTCATAGTGTTATCAGTAGTCATGAATAAGAACGTAAATACCTCGTTCTCAAAACCTGGATCAATATCATTAGCTCTATGAATAAGACCATGATAATTCTTAATCTGGGTTCTAGGATCTTTAATTCCAGTAAGGTATAACTTATTAAATTTAGTGAGCGGAGAACCAGACTTCTCAGTGTATGACAGAGAGAACTCTGATGTTGACTGCATATTTACTTTATTGATAACCTGAATCTTATTCAAATCATCTCCAATATCAATTGTATCAGCAGTGATACTATCAATTCCATCGAATGACTTAAACTCAAACTCAACAATATGTTTCCAGTTAGCAATAAGCTTAGCGTATTCATCATTATACTTTCCAAGCTCTTCCATAAACTTAGGAATAGCGCATATAATAAATACAGCATAACCAGACTCATATGGAGTAAACTGCATAAGATTACCGAAATCTGGCACGCCACGTAAAAGATTATATTGAGTTACATCTCTATAGTCTTTAGTATACTTATAGATATCACTAACTAAACCTTTATCTTTACCTTTAGATACACTATATTCTACTGTGTCTCCTGTTACAAACTGACCTATAGCCATAATATATACCTCCTTTCATTAAGATAATGCAATTACCTTAAAGTACTCTTCCTGAATGAAGTTCTTGAAGGTTACTTTAATTGCTGCATAGAATATATTATTAGCTTCGTATTTCTCATCTTCCATATAAGTCATTTCCAAAGACTTAAAGTATGACTGATAGTTATTCAAAACAGCATTACAATCATCAATATAAGTCTCAAGATCTGTACCATCTATGAATGTATATCTAATCTTAGGACACTTTGTTCTAAGAGCCTTAACAATCTGCTGAATAGACAGAATATTATGCAAGAATGATAACTGAGAATACTCATCGTCATTAGTATACATTGTCTCCATAACTGCAGTCTCATCATAATATGAAATGTAGTTAATATTATTATCCACAAGCTCCTGCTTCTGATCAACACCAGGGATTACAACAGGCAAGAAGTTTACACTCTTTGTAATAATATCTGGGAATGTGATCTGATTAGCAATACCAGCAAATGGTCTATTAACACCACCATCGAAATGAGCAAGCATCTTACCTATTAATAAGAAAGGCATAGTCACTTCAATCTGCTTATTATTGTATGGAGATACCATCTTAAAGTAATTATGATATACAGCAACGAACTTAGAACTCTGGATTCCAGGATTCTCAGGAGTATCATTACCATTCTTCTTATCAACGATAGCCTTAAGAGTCTTAAGATTATCTGTACCAAGATCTGCAAGGTAAGCAACGTCACCACGGAAGTCAATTACGTTAATAATTGCATTCTTTACAGTCATCGGATAATTTGCATCGAAGATGAAATCAATCTTATACTTATCAAGATCATAGATAATCGGATCAAACTGAGGATGATCAACACCAGCAGCACCCCAAGCTCCAAGAGTAAGAGACTCCAATAATTCTGAGTTCTTAGATGGATCATATCCAAGTGTACCATAACTACCACCATTTAAAGGAACACCAATCTCTCCCTGAAGACTAACTAATGCGTTTGTTACATCAATAGGGTCTCCATTAACAGTAATTGTATCAGTTCCGAATACAGGAGTATTATCGTTCCACTCTGAACCATCGTCCTCTGTAGCCTGCGCCTCAGTGATAACTCCACCAATTACAGTCTTACCGCTCTTATTGTATGCGTTAAGCATATCCATATTCATGAGTGCAGATGCTTCAACAGCCTCATTATTAATAGTAGCAGTCTTAGCCAACTCAACAGCGAGTCTGTAAATACCACCCTCATATAACTTAGTAACAACGTTACCAGAAGCTGCTGCATTAACCTTATTGTCAAGAGCCTGATTTACACCATCATAAGATACATCTGGATTCAATGAACAAATAACACTATTTAATACAGTAGAATCCTCAATAATCTCCAAAGAGTACTTCAGATAGTTATTGCTCTTAGATGCTGTATATTCAGGTACAAGTCTAAAGTATACATTAGAAATACCAGAGCCTGATGCTGCAACAGTAAACAGCGGAATATCAATCGTTGTTGCTCCAGTTGATGTAGTAGAGCTAGATGTTGTTGTACTAGTCTCACTCTGCTCTTCATCATCGGAAGCAGCTGAAATATCAGCATTGTCTGTTGTAGAAGTAGCTGTAGTAGGAAGAACTAAATCCTCTGCTGCTGTAGTATCGAAATCGAAATCATTGAGAGCTGCCTCAAAGATATCATCCTGATCCATACCAGTAGAATCAATAGTCTGGCTGTACAGATAAACAAAAGATCTATCACCAACTTTAATTACTCGTGCTCTAACAGTAGCATTAGCAATTGTAGCGTCGTCAGATGTAATACGTTTACCTAAAACGTATGCTCCATTACGAAGAGCTTCGATTACTGTTAACTGAGCCTGACCATGACGGGCAAAATTAAGTCCACCGTGATTAGTAGTGAAATCACTAAAGCTAGTCAAAAGCTCCCAGCCTTCAGTACCCTTATCAGATGTATACGTCTGCATAACCAAAGGAATAGGTCTAGTAACTGCCGTAGTATCAATATCTGTAATCTGGCTTTGATTAATTATCTCAAATTTTGATTTAGGATAACCTTTCATCTTTATTACCTCCTTAATTTTTTTTAATTTATTTTACTTATAAATAAAATAAAAGTCTCTGACTTTACCAATATGTTTGTATTAACCCTTAGTCTAGTTCATCATTACTTTCTCCAAAGGAGAGTCAGAACCAGCCTTATTTACTAAAGCACTGGCAATAGATTCATCTGCATTTTCACTGGTAATTGCTACATAAGGAGATACAAATTTAGGAAGCATCTTTATACTAACCATGGTATATCCTAAAGGGTCTTTCATATCAGTTAATCTAAATGGTTTTGTAAGATCATTCTTATCTCTACATAACTCTGCTGTTATAATTCCTAACATCTGAGCATTTATATTATAACTAAATCCATTAATGCTAGCATTAAAGATAATATATTCATAGATATTCTTATATGGAATTGTAGGAGGTAGGTTACCACCTATAAGAAGATTAACAA